GTCTGTGCCAGCACCAGCAACGTCCAAGATTGATCCGCACGCATATGATGATAAGTTTAAAACTATGACACCTGAACAGCTGCAGCAATTTGATAAGCTATGCACCGATGCAGGACTTAGTACACAAGAAGTGGTAATGTTCAGAGCAGACAAGACGGGCAATAACACTGCGGAGGACGTGGCAAAAGAGATCGGACTAGATTACAATACGGATATAGGAAAAATATCGTTTAATGCGATACTGGAATCGGCTAATCGAAAGATAGTAAATAAGTACGGTCAAGGTGCTCAATGATGAACTGGCACGACGAAAACAAGGCAATCAAGGAACAGCTAAACAACATGGCAAAGAGCGAACTTAAAATGGTAGCGGATGAATGCGGCTTTGTCGATGATGATTTGAGGTTACTCATAAACGCATTTTGTAATAAAAAGTCAAATCAATATATTGCTCAAGACTTAAATATTTGTGTTGATTCAGTAGCCAAACGCAAGCGAAAGATTATAGATAGAATATATCAATACAAGCAATCGTTTACGCGCAAACCAACCATATAAACATTACATTTTTATTACAGTTTATTTACAGTATGAAACAACAAATACCTCCTATAATTAGTATAGAATCTAATTTATAGGAGGTATGTTTTATTATGATCGCAGGAACAGAAACGTCAGGATATCCAGTAGTACTAGGTAGTGGCACGAGTGATTCGTCTGGATTTGGTGGCATGGGTGGAATCGGTGGTTTGCTTATTGGTGCTCTTTTATTTGGTGGAAGAAATGGCTTTGGCGGCATGGGCGGCGCAGGCGGCGTTGTTGAAGGCGCTCAAGTTGGACAGCTTAACGGTATCCAAGCACAGGTAACAGGATTGCAGAACCAACTTTCCACAGGGACTATCTCAAGCGAAATTAATGAACTTGAAGGAAGCTTAAATGCTGCCAACATTGCTAACTTGCAGGGGATTAGCCAGAACGCTTTGACTTATCAGGCTGGTAACGCAAACGTATTAGCACAGCAACAAGCATCTAACTACACGACTTTGACAAGTATTAACGGTCTTGGCAGAGATATTATGGCGCAAAGCAATCAGAACGCTTTGCAGCAATTAAACTCTTTCAATAACTTGACCACAACGAATTTACAGTCGTTTAACGAATTAAGCAGAGACAACGGCAACGGCTTTAATGCAATCATCGCAAGCCAGAACGCAATTGCTGCGCAAATGGCTGCATGCTGCTGCGAAATTAAATCAACGATTATGTCTGACGGATCGAGTACTCGCCAACTTATCAATGATCTTAACGTCCAGAACCTTCAAACTCAGCTTGCAGATGCAAAAAACCAAAACAGCAACCTTAATCAATCAATTGCTTTCCAAAATTCTCAGCAAGCACAAACAAATGTTATTTTGCAGCATCTTATCCCGTCCACAGTAGTGGTGTAAGGAGGTCATTTAAATGGCTAGTCCAATTTCGTTAACTACAGCAGCGGTATTAGTCGTACCTTTTAACGCGCAAAGAAAGACTTTAATGTTACAAAACACAGGGGCAGCAGTAGCTTATGTAAAGAAACAAATTCCCGGAGTAGCAGCAAGTATCCCATCAGCAACTAATTATGATTTTGAATTAACTGCACTCGGCACAGAAAGTGGTATCCTAAAGATCGATTCATCCGCTGGATTCATGGCAGTAGGGGCGGCGGCGACTACCCTTGCATATATGGAAACAGTAGTCAGAACCGTGGTGTAAGGATATGGGAAAAGTTACTTGGACACAAGGACAGGTTTACACTGTTGATCCTGCCAAAGATTTTGATACTATGCTGATGGAACAGATGGCGTGGGAACAGATAAATAGTCACTTCGCGGCTGATTTGGCAGGAATATATCATAAGATGGGGCTTAACGGATTTAAAAGAATGAAACGTTATCAATCCATCAAAGAAAATAAAGAATCGGCTGAACTCCGGCACTATATGATAGATTATATCGGTATTCTGCCGTTTGAGGACTTTGCATATTCTTCACCAATGTCTATTCCGAGTTTGAAGGATGGTATTAATCTAGATCACACATTGTGCGAGGAAAACATTGTCAGGCTGAACCAACTCATGAAATTGGCACTAGCAGAAGAAAAGTACTGCGCCGTACCAATGATTGACTGTCTCATAAAGAAAGAGTGTCAGCGCAGGGTAAAACTAATGCGCGAATACACTGAGTGCGAATATGTTGCATGGGATAAAACCTACGTGATGCTGCACGATAAGGCACTCCACGAAAAGTATAAGTGCAAAGAGAAGAAAAAATATGGATGGAAGAAATAAAAAGGCAGGGGCTATAAAGCCCTCGCCTTTTTATTTTACGTTACAAACTATTTCTTTTCCTGTTTCATCGCACATAGTAATCTCTTTAGCAATGCCACCGTATACCTGCTCTAGCCACTTCTTACCTAATGATTCATCAGTTATGCCGTCCATCTTACATATACATGTGACACTCTTATTAGGCAGCCTATCCTTGTACGCTTCCTCGAACTCTATGAATGCTACAAAATGCATCTTATCACCCCTGCTTAATTATATATCAATACGGACTGATATTATAATTTATTTATTAAAATCGTTGACAAGTTTATATAATAGTAGTATTATTGCATTAAGGAGGTGAAATACAGTGGTTAAAACATCAATAGTGTTTCCGGATCAAATGTATGAGAAGATGAAAGAATTAGCAGACGAAAGAGGGATACCCATTTCATCAATAGTAAAAACAGCGTGTTCAGAATATGTTAAAAAGGAGAATAACAACAAATGAAACCGATATTAGATGCATGTTGCGGCAGTAAAATGTTTTGGTTTAACAAGGAAAATACAAACGTAGAATTTATGGATAACAGAACAGCGGAAGAAACATTATGTGACGGCCGAGAACTCGTGATAAGTCCTGATACCGTGGCCGACTTTAGACAAATACCTTTTAAAAGCAATACATTTAGATTAGTTGTGTTTGATCCTCCACATTTAATTAAGGCTGGCGATAAATCGTGGTTGGCCAAAAAATACGGTAAGCTTGGTACAAACTGGAAAGATGACTTGATAAAAGGATTTTGCGAATGTATGAGAGTTCTTAAAAACGAAGGCGTTTTGATATTCAAATGGAACGAGGAACAGATTAAACTATCTGAAATAAAACCATTATTTCCGTGCGAACCGTTATTTGGAAACAGACGATCAAAAACTCATTGGATTGTATTTATGAAATTAAAAGGAGAATAACGACAAATGAAATACGAAATAACATTCGAGGTAACCAAAACAAGATCAATAGAAATAGAAGCAAATTCGGAAGAAGAAGCAGAAACAATATATTCGATGATGGATGATAGAGAATTGTTAAGAGAATCAATTGAAGATAGCTGTACAGACTGTGAAATTGAAATGTTATCGATAGATCGTAAAGGGGAGTAAATATGGATATATTGCAATTCATATTCCAAGACTTTTGGTATTTCGCAGGATCATTGCTTTTAATAGCAGTATTTCATCCGATAAATTATGAAGGTAGTAAGAATAAACACTTAATTAGTTATATTAAAAATAAGGAGGATGGCAAATGAAAGAATTACCTATCGGCATGAACAAAGAAGTAAAAACTCTTTCCACGGTGTCAAACGATGTTTTAAATACGGTTAAACATAGCTGTCCTGATAATTACGGATTGTTGGATCATTGTACGCAAGTTGGAAACATTAAATTATTTAATTGCATTGCATGCTGGGAACAAGCACTAGACGAAATAGAATAGAGGAGAATAAATATGAATAACATACTAATGGACAAACAAAGAGAACAACAGCGCAATCAATTTATCGAACACATTAGAAATGATAATTTTAGTAGTTATAAAAGAGCTAAAGTTATGATTGATTTATCAGGCATTAAGTTTTTTAATGAATTTTCACAAAAAGTTTATTACGTATCAAAAGATCAAGAAGTTGTAGAAATAGCAGAATTATCGGTAAAAATTGAAGATATTGAAAAATATGTAGATTGTACCGTCAATGAAGCAATATCGATTCAACAATATGTAAAATATTTAGTAATGGAATCAGTTGACCAGTTATTTGAAAAAGCATTTAGAAATGAAATGTAAAAATATTGGGAGGTAACATATGAATAACATACTAACAATCAACAACGTACGCGCATACATCGACGAAAAAGGAACGGCGCAACTAAACCTAGAAGATTGTGCAAGGGGTTTAGGATTTTGCCAAATGGCAGCAAGTGGAAATGAAGTTGTCAGATGGGAACGAGTTAATAAATATTTAAATAATTTTGGATTTATCTTGTCGGAACAATCCATCCCCAAAAGTGGGTACGGCGTTTTTATTCCAGAAAACATATTTTATCGTTTGGCAATGAAAGCAAATAATAAAGCAGCTATAGATTTTCAATTATTAGTATGTGACGAAATACTTCCCACGATCCGCAAAACAGGATCATATTTCCTGCCACAGATGACACAACAGGAAATATTAATTGCCACACTGAAAGAGCAGCAGAAGATTGCTATACGTGTCGACAGCCAAGACGTAGCCATTAAGACGATCAGTAATAAGCTAGAAAATCAAATGACAATCGATCACGCATCATGCAGAAAAATACAAAAAGAAATAGCCTTGCGCGTATACACAAGACTATTAGAAAATGGATTTCATCAGTTTAATGAATATGTAGTTTGTGACGAGAATTACGTCAAAGAAAAACGTAAATACTTCTCAGGTCTACATCGTGAAATTAAAGACCGATTCGCTGTATCGTCATATACAGATGTGAAGCAAAAGGACTTTGATTCATGTATCAATTATATACGTAACTGGGTTGAAAAACAATAGGAGGTTTATTATGAAATATGGAGTTGAATTACCTATAGTAGGTAGCTATTACGTAGAAGTAGAAGCAAGAACATCAGCAGAAGCTATTGAAAAGGCGTTAGCGCAACAATGGAACGATGAAAATATAACAGAAATTTATACAACAAAAGAAGTATGTACAGGAAATGTATGTCATGCACCAATTAGTGCGGCAGGGACAAGCGAAATAAAATAGGAGGTTTATTATGGACAAAACATATTACTTTAGAGGTAAAACGGTTAAAACAAAAGAGTGGGTGTATGGATATTTAGTAGGTAAAGCATTTGACGGAACGTCTAGGAATGTAGAAGTTGGAATACAAAAAGATAGATGCTATCCTGACGATGTTTTACCTGAAACGGTAGGTCAATACGTCGGGGTTAAAGATCATACAGGGGTTCTTATATTTGCTGGTGATATATTAAAAGGTAGTGTAGGAATTGGAGTTGTTGTATTGGTTACAGGACGTTGCTCGTTTGCTGTAAAGGTTGAAAATTCACCTGATATTCATTTTATAGAAAGTGAGGGGAATTTAAAAAACACTGTTGTCGTGGGCAATGTATACGACAATCCAGAACTATTAAAATAATATTTTAGAGGATGGCTAAACGCTGTCCTTTTTTCTATTTATAAATGTTTACAAAAGTAATACAAATGTAGTACAATAAACGCATGAGAGATAATAAAGATAAAACGTATAGCTTTAGGGATTCACCACAGCTTAAAAACGATATAGATAGGGCAGCCATAGCAACGGACATAAAGAACAGCGAGTTCTTGCGGTGGGCTGTAAGAAAGGCAATAAAGGAGGTGCTAGGCAATGGGGAAAATGGTGTGTGAAGTTATTCCAGTAGCAAACTTTAGGGAACGCATAGCGGTTACGATAGAATTATTAATTAAAGGAGCGGTAGTTAAGAACATGGGCAACTATTTACTAGTAACATATGGATGATTTATTCGACGGTATTGAAGAAATAGACGATATATTCTTAGAACAGGAGAACGAACAACACGAGAAGGTAGTCGCTCTCAAGATGGCTACCGATTTAGAAAGTGGTGTAATCTCAAAAGAAGCAACGAAAAGGCAACTTAAAAACTGGTTTTGCAAAGTATTCTTTAAATATGAATTAGACGTTTCATGTGAAGACTTGTTCGAGATAGCAAAACAAAATAGGATCAATATTATAGGCTAACTTTGTTAGTCTATTTTTGTGTTATAATTTAGCAAAGGAGGTCGAGAAATGATAGATAATATTAAGATGCTATTAGGAATAGTTTCAACAGATACCACAAAAGATGCGATGATAAACTATTGGATCGCCTACTACACTAAAATGATATTAAAGTATTGCCATCAAATTGAATTAGGGGATGACTTGCAAACTATCTTAGAACAAATCGTTGTAGAAAAAATGGGAGGCATCGGTGGTGGCGGTGAAATTGAACAGCAAGATGCTTCAAACATTAAATCTATTACGCGCGGAGATTATAGCGTATCATACGATTTAAACGCTACCAACACGCTTGACACGATCGCAGTTAAGTTTCAAGGGCAACTAAACCTGTACCGGAGGTTAGACCTATGAGCGCGATATCATCGACATACTTTCATAAGTTTTCGGTCAATCGAATGGGATATGTTACGAATGAGTTTGGGCAGGAAGTTCCCGGCTACGCACCAGTCGAAACGTTACAGAATTTAAAATGCGGATTTTCTCAGTTTAGTAAAAGCAAAAAGAATCAATCCGATTCAATGACAGATACCGCGAACGTAATCGTAAATACACCTAAACTATTTTGTAGTCCGGAGTTTGAATTGAAGATAGGTGATAGAATAACTATCTATAGCGGTTCTCGTAACGTAGGAGAGTTTGTTGCAGACTACCCATACATTTACCCTACCCATCAAGAAGTACCGTTATATAGAAAGGTGGAAGGATAATGGCAAGCGGAAAAAATTATGTGTTTAAAATTGATAGTGGTGGATTCAAAAGTTATATGAATGCGATATTATCTAACTTTCCTAACTTTAAAAAGAAACTTCTTGTTAATCTAGGAAACAGATTGATTGCTAAAGTCAAATCATACACGCCTGTCGACACTGGACTATTGCGGCGAAGTTGGTTTTTGGGGGATCCAGTCGTCACGGACAATACGGCAGAAATAGAAATTAAAAATAATGCAAAGTATGCGGCGGCAGTTGAGTTTGGTTCTAAACATAAAAACGGTGGGTTCACCCCCGGCAGAATCATGCTAAAACAGGGTATGGCTGAAATGGAAGTACAGACACCAAAAATAATGGAAGACGAAATTCAAAAGTTTGTTGATTCTCAAAAGTAAGGAGGTAAAAAATGGGTCTATCTTATAACGATATCGGTGAAGGTATAAGCAAAATATTGAAAGCGGCTTTTCCTACTTATAAAATGTTTTTTGAACCTGTAACGTCGGGCATGCAAAGACCGTCGTTTTTTATTAATACAATTCCTGTATCGTGCTTAAACCAAAACATATATTTTAGAGAGCAGCGTGCGCTGATTGATATTAACTATTTCTCTGACGAATTACCAGACCTTCAAAGCAATAAAAAAAATAATGCAATGGCTAATAGTTTAGAAAACATTTTAAACTGTGATTTAAAAATACTAGACAGAAATTTAAACTTATCAGAAATAGAGTTTAACACGCAAGACCGCGTTCTTCACGCAACGTTTACGCTAATGTGGTATAATGAAAATGAAGTTACAGAAGCATACTTGGCAGGGTTTCAGATCATGCAAAAGGTTTACATTGATGGCGATTTGGTCGTAATGACTGAAAACGGAGTTTATAAAAGCCAAGGTAAATTCTACATTCAATGTACCGATGCAGACGTAGCCGCATACAAGGCGGCAGGACAACTAAATTAAGGAGGGGAACAAATGGGACTACCTAAAATCAATATTACTTTTCAAACATTAGCCGCAACGTTAATTGCTCGATCACAAAAAGGCATTGTTGCTCTTATTCTGTTAGATGATACGCTCACAACTAAAGATCAATTTGTCTACAATAGCATTGACGAGGTAACAGATGCGTGGACGGCTGACAATCTTAAGTTTATCTCGTTGTGCTTTGACGGTACGCCTAGAAAGGTTTACGTGCAAAGAATTGGGGCAACGGCGCCAACACTAAACACGGCTTTATCCGCTCTAGGAAACCGAAAGTGGAATTACTTAGCAGTACCGTCAGCAACAGCAGAAGAACAGTCTACAATTGCATCATGGCTTAAATCAAAACGTAATGTCGATAAAAAGACATACAAATATGTAGTTGGCGGCTTAACTTCCGATGATATGGGTATCATTAATTTTGACAGTGATAATGTACTGGTCGGCATAAAAACGTATAGCAAGACAGCTTTCACGCCACGTATTGCAGGTCAAATAGCAGGACTGCCAATCGATAGATCATTAACATATCAAGCGTTTTCAGATGTAACAGGATTTGACGAATTGCTTGACGATGATGCAAGAAGTGCGGCAATCGATGCAGGTAAATTAATCTTTATCAATGATGGCGAAAAGATTAAGATTGCTCGTGGTATTAACTCACTGACCACCACAACTGCAACGCAAGGCGCAGTATTTAAAAAGATTCGTATTGTTGAAATTGTCGATATGATTCGTGACGATTTGACCGATACGATTCGTGATAATTATATTGGTAAATGGCTAAACACATATCAAAATAAATTATTGCTTATCGGCGCAATCAATGCATATTTGTCAGAACTACAAGTTGAATCAACACTTGATCCTAATTATAAAAATTTATGCAAAATTGATGTAACTCAGCAAACAATTTATCTAAAAGGGTTAGGCGTGGCAACTGACGATATGACTACGGCTGAAATTGAACAATACAACACAAACGATCAAGTATTCTTGCAACTGAACATCAAACCAGTCGATAGCATGGAAGATTTTAGCATCGCTGTATACTTATAAGAGGGAGGTTAGAAGATGGCAGGTATAAGAGGTAATAGAGTTATTAACGGCTCAAAAGGTCAGCTTTGGAAAGATGGAACGCTTTGGGCAGAAGTTATAAAAGTAGAATCAAAAGCAAAGATTAACCGTGATAAAGTTATGTTTGCAGGTTCTATCGATGAAGATTCAAAAGTAACCACGATCAGTTGTGACGGTTCTTTTACAATCAATAAGGTATATACTCGCGAAAGTGAGTTTGTCGAAGCCATGCAGGACGGTACAGACGATAGATTTCAATTGTTCATCACTCTTGACGATCCCGATGCATACGGCAGAGAATCAGTTAAACTTGAAAATTGCTGGTTCAACGAAATTACCATTGCTCAGTTTGAAGCCGGAAAAGTTCTTGAAAGAGAATTTCCGTTTGGTCATACATTTACAGACATTTCATATCCAGAAACAATTTCATTATAATTAAAAACAACGGAGGAATAATACATGTCTAAAATCAAATCAATTCAAGAACTTATCGCCATGAAACAAGCTATTCATGATGGTAAGAAACAGATCAAGGAAATTTATATTAAAAGCCTTGATACCACCTTTAAGTATAAAGAAGCAAGTCGCGCCGATATTATCGCAGTTAGAAAAATGGATGACGGCGATGCAGACCCTTATCTAATTCTTAAGCACGTAATTGAACCCGACCTAAACGATAAAACGTTGCAAGATGCATTTAACAAGGGTGGTAAACCGTATGACATTGTAGATACTATGATTAAGCCACTCGAAGTTGGTATGTTAAGTAGTGCAATCATCGGTAACGGTGCAAGCGATGTGGTTACAGAAGTAAAAAACTAATTCAGAAGGATGCAGACTTTTGTTTTTTAGATTTCTTCATCCTTCGCGGTCATAAAGATTCTGATTTACTCGAAGTCATGAACGATCCTTGCCGATACGTATTATATCAAGGAATAATGGCTAACTATCGAGACGAACAGAATAAAAAGAATAAGCAATGATTAAATAAGCTATAGCCGCATAGGTTGTAGCTTATTTTTGAAAGGAGACAATATGGCATTTAGTTTAAAAGGAATACTATCTCTTGATAACACTGGATTTGTCCGCTCTGTAAAAGATTCTACTTCCGCGGTTGACGGAATGAAAGGATCAACCGATAACGCAGGAACCAGTTTAAAAAATATGGTTATTGCAGGCGCAGGAATTGCAGGCATAACTTTTGGTGTTAAAGCGGCGTTTGACACATTCGTAACGTTTGAAAAGAAAATGTCTAACGTAAAGGCTTTAATCGGCGGAGTGTCCGATAATGAAATGACACAGCTTAACGACAAAGCAAAGGAAATGGGCAGAATAATGCCTGCTAAAGCATCAGAAGCAGCCGACGCAATGGCAAACTTAGCAAGTGCTGGTTTCTCTACCAACGAAGTATTAGCGTCGGTAGAAGGAACTTTATACTTAGCGCAGGCAGCGACTACGGATATGGCAACAGCCGCCGACATATCATCTAGTGCATTGCGTGGGTTCGGTCTAGCAGCTTCTGATGCTGGGCACGTAGCCGATGCATTGGCGAGAACAGCAGCCGACACGAACGCAGGAATAATCGATATTGGCGAAGCAATGAAATATATTTCACCGATGGCTCACGCGGCAGGTCAAGGAATAGAAGAAATGTCAGCCGCAATCGGCGTTATGGCTAATAGTGGCATCAAGGGTTCTCAGGCGGGGACGACACTGAGAGGGGCGTTAGTTAGACTAACAAAACCTCCAAAGCAAGCCGCTGATGCACTAGACAAATTAAAAATGTCAGTGTTCGACGGTCAAGGAAACATGAAACACCTTAGCGACATAATAGGTGAATTGACGGCTAAAACATCAATGATGACAATGGAACAACGTAATGCGGCAATTGGTCACATATTTGGTACAGAAGCATTGAGCGGAATGTTATCTCTTATGCAAGCAGGAAAACCAGCCATAGACAAATTAACTGATTCACTCAAAAACTCTACAGGCGCGGCAAAGGAAATGGCTCTAACTCAGACCGATAACGTATATGGGGCATTGCAAGAAATAGAAGGTACATTCGAAACATTCCAGATCAACATGGTTACAAAGTTTGCACCTACGATTAAAAATGCATTATTGAGTATAAACAATGTTTTACCTAAGATGGCAAATGAATTTTCGTTTGTGCTTGATACTCTTATTAAAAATTCAGATCAAGTGTTTTTATTAGTCGATGCATACGCAGCTTACAAAGGTGTTATGCTTGTTACTAAAGGTGTTGAATTGGCATTAATGGGGGCAATAGCTGCAAAGAATGTCGTAATGAATGCAGGGGCGGCAATAACGTTAGGGTATACGGCGGCTACAGAAGCAGGAAGCGTGGCAACAGGAGTATTTACAGCTGCTAACTTATTGCTCAATGACGTTTTAATGGTAAACCCATATATTGCCGCGGCGGTAGCAATCATTGGCATAGGAACAGCGTTAGTTTTTGCATATCAAAAATGCACATGGTTTAGAAATGAAGTAGATTACACGGCACAATCAATTAGAAATTTAATCAATAGAATGGAAGAAATGTTAGGTCTAATGACACCGCTTAAAGCCGATATGTCAACTGTCCAAATTTCTAAATTTAGAGAAAATCAATTTACAGGACTTGGCGGCGGCGACCAACAATCATTTGGTTCTGCCGATTTATCTACACCCATACAATCGGTTAGTGGAGGATTCCAGTTTGGTGGTGCTGATATCGGCGGTAAGGCAAATGGTACATCATATTTTAGCGGTGGAGCAACGGCAATAAATGAACGTGGTGGAGAACTACAAGTATTGCCAAACGGAACCGGAGTAATACCATCCGAACGCACTCAGCAGCTTATATCAAACGATAATAGCAAAGGCGGTAACATATTCCACATTTCTATCGATGCACGCGGTATGCAAGTTGATGAAATGATAGATACTTTACAGCTAAGACTAGCCAATATGTAAGGAGGTAAGTTATGAATATAATTATTTATGATTCGGCAGATTCTAAAGCAATGACACTGCCAGTTATACCAAAAGAGGTAAAAGTTAATTCGCCGCAGGATATAAAAGCATTTAATACAATTGGTCAAGGAGATATACAGCTTAGCGGATTGATGGGCAATAGGGAAATAGAAATCAAATCCTTTTTCCCTTCTCAAAATAATTCGCAAAAATACGTTAAAAGTTTTGAACTAATCGGCATGGCTTGTGTTTCCAAATTGGAAGATTTAAGAACAGTCAGAAAACCTGTTTATTTAAGTATTGACGATTTAAACATAGCTTTTAGATGTACAGTATCATCTTTTGAATATGGCATAGTAGACGGCAGCGGCGATATTGACTATACAATGAAAATAAAAGAATATATCCGTAGTGAGACGTACGTGAAGAAAACAACGGAAGGAACTACAACTAGTAGCACGCCTACGGTAACCCCCATGAGCGATGCATCAGCCCCGTTAAGTGGCGATGCTAAGCTAAACTTGCATAGCGCGCCTAGTATATCCGCGCCGAAAATAAAAGATACATTGAAAACGTTAAACAGAATCAAGGTATATAGAAATATAGGCAAGGATTGGTCGCAAATTAAAGGCGGTTACATGAAAACTTCATATCTTAAAAGTGCTATATTGGCTAACAAGTGAGGTGAGATAAATGATTCATAAATTGTACAAACAGAACGGATCCGATTTAATCGACATAAGTAATTTTGTCGGCGGTATTTCACGGCGCAGCACGCGCGGTGAGATATCTGAGGAACTAACATTTAAAATGCCAAACAATGAAATACTTGTCATAGATAACCCAATTTTAGAGGGAGATATTGTTTATCTTAAATCGGATGATGTGGTTATATTTAAAGGGATAGTAGTCAGCAGATCAATGCAGGCGCGCGAGGAAATTTCTATAACGTGTTATGATTTCGGGTGGTATCTAAACAAGAATGAAAATATATATCAATTCAATGCTTCGATTAGCGATAACATCACAAGAATATTATCTGAATACGGTATTAAAATTGGGTATATTGAAACAATTCCAACCGTTTTAAAAGATACAAAACGCGGTACTTTGTCATCTATCATAAAAGAAATGATTGAGTTCGGCGAAAAGGATCAAGGCATAAAGTACAGGTGGGAAATGCGCGAAGATTCATTTTATCTCGAGCCTATCGACTACAATCCAGTGACTTATACAACAAGCCAAATTACTGATAATGAAGACGTGTTAAAATATATAGGACAGCCGAATCACAAAACATCTATCGAGGGAATGTACAACGCTGTATTTGTTGCAGGAGAATCAAAGAATAAAGTAACTAGTTTAGCATATCAAGAAGATGCTGCCGGTATAGCTAAATACGGTAAACTTCAAAAGCTAGAGTATATTGACAAAAACGATTATCCAAAGGCGACTAATATTGCTACAAATCAGCTCAAGACGTTAAATAAATTGCAACACGATATAAGTATTAAGCTATTGGGAAACGATTCGTGTAGGGCGAACAGGGTACTTAAATTGACCGAACCTATAACAGGTATGGACGGTGATTTTATTATCAAGCAATGTACTCACAATATAGACAACGTTTACACAATGGATTTGACATTGGAGGTTATATAAATGGCAGAAGAAGACAAACTAACTCAATTTGCATCGTTGTTTAAAGATCGCGATAACCCTAGCCCTTTTCAGCCAGGCACTGCATTTGTAGTACAAGAATCTCCTTTAGTTTTAAAGATGGAAAACAATGTATTCTTATCGGCTGAATATAATAACGTTGTTTGGTCAAAATCTATATTAGTTGGATATAAACGAGATTTTCTAATCAGCCCAATTTATGGCAATACTGAAATGGCGGCAGGCGGTAGCGGGTATGCTCAATATGAAAGTCATGCCCATGCATACAAAGCACCGATGACAGGCACTATAATGTGGACTGACAGCCCAAAAGTCGGTGACGAGTATATAGTTATACCTATTGCAAATGGCAACATGTGGTACGTAATAGAGAAGGTGGTTAGACCATGATTTTCCCTGCATCAGCATCAACAGATGTCAGCACTACCACCACAACAACTTCGGTAAATGATAGAGGTATTAACTTCTTATTTGATTTCACCAATCGAGAGTTTGTAATGACCGATGGAAAACTAACAGGTGTGAGCGGTGACGCTGCCGTTGTATTTTGGATTGAAAAGACGATCCGAACCGAATATGAAAGAGCAATTGTTTATAGAAATACAGGTTATGGATTCGGATTAGAACGGTTTGTAGGCGTAGCATTGCCGCCATCAATCGTAAAATTAGTATTTGAAGATAAGTTAAAGCAATCGTTATATCAAAACGAACGGATCAAATCTATTGATAATTTTTCATTGACAAAGGTTTCTGATGATTCGCAAGTAACCATTAGTTTTGATGTTACTCTAAATCCAGTCACGGTAAAAGAATCAGATTTTACAATCGTTGCTGATGAAACGTTCAATCGCATATCGACACTTGAACAAATAAAAGAATTTGTTTCGATAGAAATAGCCGATACATCATCATTCGCTTATACTTCAACGCTTAGTAATTCTGTTTATGTTACAATATAGAAAGAAGGTGATTAAATGTCTGAAACAGCCGATACGATCAGGGCTGATATATTGTCTTATATCGATTCAAAATATGATAGTTTGCCCGGAAGTTTAGTATTTGAAATATCTCAAGGGCTGGCACAAACGCTTGAAAGCAAATACGTAGAAGCAGAAGACGCTCTCCAGCAAAAATTTGCAGGCACAGCCGACTTTGATAATCTAAAAGTAATCGCTTATGAAAGAGGAGTAGATTGGAAAGATGCCACTGCCGCACATGGACTAGTAACTATTGTAGGTGTAGTAGGTACAGTTATTCCAATTGGCACAGCCGTTGCCAATACCACTAACGAGTATTTAACCACAGCAGAAGCAACGATAGGCACCGACGGAACCGTTAGTGTTGCGGTTAGCTGTTTTACTCTTGGTTTAAACGGAAATACGGCAATAGGGACTATAACTATTTTTCCAAAAACAATATCCGGCTTGAATACAGTAACAAATCCTATTGCGTTTGCAAATGGATACGCTGCCGAAACAAGAGACGAATTGCTTGCTAGATACTATGCTGAGATCAGAACACCAGCAACAAGCGGCAACGCATACCATTACCAAAAATGGGCATTAAGTATTAGCGGTGTAGGGTCAGTCAAGGTTAAGCCGCTATGGAATGGCAATGGAACGGTTAAAGTTGTTATCATAACAAGCAATAAAGAAATAGCCACAATTGAATTAATTAATCAAGTTGCTGCATACATTGAAACCGTTAGACCAATCGGCCCACAAATTACGGTAACAACAGCCGAAACATTAGCAATAAACGTATCTTGTAAAATATCATTGGAAACAGATTACACTTTAGCAGATGTTAAAGCCGCAATAACAGCAAACATTCAATCACATTTTAAAGAAATAACATTTGATAAAACAAGCGTTTATTATGCAAAGGTAGGTAATATTATTTTTGATACGGCAGGAGTAACTAACATCGATTACTCAGCGTTTACTCTTAATGGCGCATCAACTGACGTTACGTTAATCGACAACAATATTAAAACTCAAATACCAATACTTGGCACAATATCGGTTACGGTTTAAGGAGGTAATAAAATGCTACCAAATTTAATATATTACCTGCCTAGT